TCCATCAATGGTATTAAGTCAGTCTGGCTTGAATTGTCCGATTACTTCGATCAGGCGGGCAATAACTGATTTAACTAATTCAGGCCGTATTGTTAAAACGGAACGTCAGGTAAAGGGCATGTATGGCAAGGCAGAACATTTATGGGAGCTGCCAGACCTAAAGGAACCAAAACAAGTATCCTTATTTACTACGCCTAAGTATTGACAAAGGGTTGACCCATTGGCACTATCAAATTAATGAAACAAAAACAATGTACGAACTTACAAAAGCCATCTTCCTTTTGGCGATCTCTGCGCCTATTTTGTACGGGGTTAATTCTCTTACCTCTAGCCTTAATAATTTTGACGATTCGTCGATTTTTGTTGTTAGTTCAGAAGCTATTTCTACGCAGGCCTATGATCAAGGAACCGATTCATTTCATCAGGTCAGAATCAGTGGAACAAATCGATGAGTGGAACAATTACGACGATGAAAAAAAAACTCAAGAATGGTTAGCCGCTTTTGACGACGATCAAATTTTAGAAAATGCTCGCTACGTGGCTGAATACAATTACCACCTTCCAAACGAGCAAAACAACGAAGAAAACAACCTAACCAAATACCCTGACGTTGATTACGATGATGCAATTCAGTAGCGAAGTACTTAACAGCCCTGATCTAATCCTTGCTGAATTAGCAAAGGTTAAACGAGAAATCAGAACACTTACAGCCGCCGAGTCTGTCTTAAAAGATGAATTAGAAGAGCATCGAATTGATGGAAGAATCAAAGGGATTTTTGAATCGTTTGGAATTATTGCAAAAAGGGTAAGGCGTGAAGGGAAATGGAACTATTCGGATCGATTAGAAAAATTGGAAGTTGACATGAAAACTGAAATAGAGGAACAGAAAACAATAGAAAGGGAAGACGGCAAGGCAAGACAAAACGAACCTACTTTTTATTGGACAATTCGGAATAAATCAAAAGATGAATAGACAAGAAAAGATCGAAGCCGCTGAAAAGCGAATTATTGAACTAAAAACACTTATTAAAGTTTGGAAGAATGAACCCGCAAAAAAATAAAGGCGATAAAGCAGAACGCGAAGTCGCCGCACTATTAACTGAATTAACGGGTAAAACTGTTAGGCGTAAATTAGGAGCTGGCAGAACTAACGCCGCTGGAGGTGATACGGGTGACATTGAATTAGAAAATTTTGCTATTCAGGTTTGCGATTGGAAAGATAAATCAGCGGCTTGTTTACAAAAACCTGTTGAGGCAGAACAGCAAAAAATAAATCTTGGAGTTGATCACGCTGCAACTTTTGTAAGGTTCAGGGGCGGGAAGTATCGGGTAGTTTTAACACCTGAACAATTTATCAAACTTATTTAATACGGTTGCGTATAGGGTCTACCCCTGATATATTTATTAGGCCTTAAGTCACATATCGGGCGTGACTCCTCCGCGCTGGACAAGATAAGCGTCAGCTTTCACTACCGCCTCAGATCAAGAGCTGCGATCACGATCAGGGGCATTTTTAATGCGTATTTATCGAAAGTGTTACTAATTGCTAACGAGGCGTAGTAAAGGGTCAACCCCTGATGTATATTAAAGAAGTCGAGAGACACCCAATTACAAGAGTTTTAAATGAAACCCTTTTTTATTGTTTTTAAGCACGACTTAAAGCACCCTCAAAACAGTTGGAGAAAAAACCGTTCTCCTTTTGAGATTTGGAAAGAGCATGACGACAGTTTCAAGCATGATTCGGTTACTTATGAAATCATGGGCTATTTCGATACAAAGAAAGATGCACAAGCTTTTGTAAAAACTAATCCTGTGGAGGCTGTTTAAATGACTTCCACAAAAGTTCTTTCAAAGATGCTTAAGCCTGAATTACTCAGGACAGCCAAAGGATTAGATAAGAGAATTAACAATCAGGAAAAAGCAACCATGTTTTTGTTTTACGCCTTTGCGATTTCTCTTTCAGCAGCCTTTATCTTTTAAGCAAATGATGACCTTTGAAAACTGGCTAGAAACCAGACAGGGCAAATTCTTTTCTAATCTGTCCTTAGACTCCGAGCAAAGCGAAAAAGCTAAAGAAGCAAAACAACTAGCTTTGCAACGTATTTTTCTCGTATGTAGAGAAAATCAATTCGATCCAATTCCCGGCGTTATGCTTGGTGAATATTGGAAACTCAAAAATAAGGATGGATCAATGAACATCCCAACTTAACCATTTATGGCGCCCCCTTCATGGGGGTTTTTTATTCCTTCGCTTTTATAACAATGAAATTAGATCCTAATCAATGCTTTGATGTCAACATTCTTAAAGGTGCTTTATTAACCAGCCCTAGCGGAACAGAGTTTTATATCACTGGGGTTGGTGTTGACATTGCTAACCATGAAATTCTTATAGATCTTGATGACGCTAGCGCCGTTGAATGGTCAACGCTTAAAGACTGGTCTATTCAGTTTCAATTAAAGCCTAACTAACTCAACGTCGGGGAGCCTGCAATAAAACACCCATGAGGGAAATACAAGGCACGTAATTGGCGTGATCCATCCCCCGACATTCAATTGTTACGATTTTGTTAATATGTCTCCATAGGGGTCAACCCTTTACTATGATAGAGAAGTAAACAAAGCGGAGACGCTACCAATGGCTAAAACTTTCGAACTCACTGAAAAAGAAACAAAACTTGCTCAGTGCGCAGACATCGATTGGAAATGGTTTACTGAGGAAATAGGTCACGACAATTGCGGCGGCGACCCTGCTGCTTTTTGTTTTGATCTTAATGACGGTCTTGAGGCAGGATTCACAAAGCACGAACTAGCTGGAGTGATTGGAAGCCTTGAGAAAAAAGAAGTTATTGACATTGAACAGCGTGACCCCATTCAAGGCGGAACCCTTTACTGGCTAACGACAAGCTTCATTAACTTCATAGCTGCCAAAAACATCCAAGCCAACAAGTAAACCACCCGGCCCCGAAAGGGGTCTTTTTTTTGTCTGTTAATATTGTGGGCCAGCCAACCTTTCTCACTGGTGATGGGGAACACTCCAACTGCTGACCCAATCCAAAAGTATCTGTAATATTTCAATATGCAAGCGTATTAAGTATTATGCGGCGTTTTATGAATTGGTTAGGCTCACCATTCGTTTATAGATCCCCGACAAATAAAATAGAGGCATGGCGTAGAAATGCGATGTATATGTCTAGTCGTCAGCTAAGGGACTTATCGGGTATATCAGCGCACTATTCAAAGGCGGTAATAGTTAATAGATTTATTAATGAAAATTTCTCTAAAAATGAGTATGATTAAAAGGTAATTTACCACTCACACAAGTAAGTTATTAAGTCCTTGGTGGGACTCTATTAAACCCTTAGAGTTGTAGAGGACGCTAGGGGTTTTTTAGTGTCTACCTATTACGCCAATTCTTATTTCTGGGAGGCTCTAACCGCGCTTGTTCCTTTTCTATAGCGTTTAGTCGATGAAAGATTTCTCTTATGTCTGATTGGCGTTTAGAGGATCTATTAGCTAAGACCATCAGGAGGGCGCTAACCATTGCACCAATCAAAGCAGCATAAATTTCTGTCATCTGTTACCTAGCAATTTGTTCCACTTATTTCTAATTTCTAATTCTTTCCATAATCCTGTAAACGTATTTGCGTGAGGGTGGTTCGGTGAATCACGTTGATCAAGCCAGTACATATCCTCTAATAATTGACTACGGGCTGCGTTCTCCCAGATGGACAAGGGTTGACTCATTAGCGATAACAATTAGCTTAAATATAATAATATGGCTGCGTAGCAAGTAAACGCCTATGACTGAACAAGTATTAAAAGACCAAGTAGAAAAGAAGAAAGGCCCGTTAGGAAAACTTAAAGACGCGCTAATCCCAGATCAGGAGGAAAGCGCTGCAATTATTAGCACCTTTGTAAGAATAACGGTCTTAGCTTGGTCAGGGGCAATCCTCACATTAAATTACGTTGCCATTCCGGGCATACCTCAACAGAAAATAGATCCGACCTTTATAGCTTCAGTTTTTACAGG